AATCCAAAAGGACTGTAACCTTGATACTGAGAATAAGCATCTGCCGCAGCTTTTTGTGGTTGTAAATACAGATTACCAGCTTGCGCTCCTGCACCAGACTGTAAACGAGCTAGTTCTTGACTCATTGCAAATGGTTGCTGTCCTAATCCTTCTACAGTTCTTGCTAAACCAAGTTGTGTTTCTAATGGACCATAACCAGCAGACGTTAGACGAGGTACTTGACCTAATAGTTCTCCGCCAGTACCAAATAAACCAGCGCCAAAGCGTGTCTGTTCCATTCCAGCTTGTTGTCCACGAGCAGCTAATTCTAAATCTTGTCGTGCTAAAGCATTATAATATGCTTGCAATTCAGGAGAAGTAGGAGCGCCTCCTGTGCCAGCTTGTACACCTAAACCACCACGACCACGAGCAAATAAGTTACTACGAACACCAGCTAACTGAGCTTCTCTGCTTGGTGCTAATAATGCTTGTTGTTGGCTAACATATTGCTGTGCTGCCTGTTGTGGGGACTGTGCTAAGTATTGTTGACCTAGATTAAATAACGAAGCTGCGCCACCCATAATAGGCTGTGCTGCTTGTCCTAACTGAGTAGGATCATATCCACCAGCACTTGTTAATAAACGATCACGGATAGCTTGAAGTTGTGGTGTTAATTGATAGCCAGCTTCTTCTACTTGCCCAAGTTCATTTACTCTAAAGTTAGAAGTTCCAAAGCCAGTTGTCAGTCCAACAGGACGAAACTGTGCCATCTGGGACGAACGTAGTCCTGCGGCTCGAAGAGCCTCTGCTTGTCCTCTTGCAGCGTCAGCCCCTTTGCTTCCGCTAATCAGACCTCCAGCTAGGCTTAGAGCCGGACCTGCAAATGACGCTATGCTGCTACCCATAATTATTTACTCCTACTGTAGATGTCATACATTTGTTTATCATTACCTAAAAAGGGTTGTTCATATTTAAAACCAATTACTTTACCAAATTTACTTAGTTTCTTATCTCTTTGATTTACCATTGCAACTAAAGGACTGTTTGTTAAATACTGTAATATGTTTAAGTCTTCTAAATACTTTGCTTTTATCTTTGCTGTCCACTTATGTACATCTGTATGAAACCACAACATTCCTTCAAAGAACTCTAAGTACATTATGTAGTCGTCTCTAAGGACCACAGGTACTTTCATGTTAGGTCTTCATGATGAAGGCGAGGGCGTAGTAAGGAGGTAAGTTTTGATTAGTACCACTTGAGCCTTCTGTACTGTTAGCTACAGTAATACCAGTCGTAACTGTTGAAGTGGTAGTTGTGCCATCTTCTCTAGTTTTAATTGTAATGCCACCGCCACTAACTGTATCTGTTTTTGCTAAAGTTCCTGAGAATGTGTGAGCATGTCCTGCATCTGTAACAGTTGCTGTGTGCGTATGGCTTACAACAATAGCATCTTTAGTACCGCCAGTTTGAGTATTGCTTCCTGTTACAGTTGTATAAGCTACTCCTACAGAATCGCTATGTGCTCCGATAATAAATCTATTACGCAGATCAGGAGTACTATTAGATCCGTTACATAATACCCAGCCAGAAGGAATACTAGCAATCGTACCAGACCACATAGAAATTAATCCACTAGGAATAGCATTAGCTAGTACAAACGCAGTAGTAGCTATTTGTGTTGTGTTCGTAGCAGCAGACGCAGTAGGTGCTGTAGGAGTGCCTGTTAAAGCAGGACTATTTAAGTCTGCCTTAGAAGAAATAGCAGAAGCTACAGCAGTTAACTCAGTGTCAATCTCTGTACCTTTAACAATCTTGCCTGAGTTACCAGTAGGTAATCCATCTTTAGCTGTAAAGTTAGTTGCTTTTGTATAGTTTGCCATATTATGTCCTTAGACTAAAGTCTTTCCTTGCTTAATTGCTACGTCTATTTTCTGAATTGAAACTGGATTTCCATTAATATCTGCTTCTAAGCCTAACTGCATCACAGTTCCTTGACCACCAGCATTAATGTTAAATCTATCTAAAACAATACCTGAACTATATTCAGCAATATTATATTCGGTTGATCCGGGAATAGTATCTACAGTAGAATTATTATATTCGTATACTGTAGCAGCATCTAAAGCATATGTAGTAGCTTGATAACTCTCACTATAATCAAAGCCCCACTTAATAGCTACTGATTGGTTAGTACCGCCAATTAATACCCAGCCAATCTTCTTTAGTAACTTAAGATTTGTAGACGCATCAAAGTCAAAGTAGTTAGTATAATAAGCAAGACGATAACTAGAAGTATTATCAGCATAGCCGTAGTATTTAGCAATATATCCCGGCTTACCTAAGTATAAATCTCTAGCTTGTGTAACAAAAAATGCCTTAGGCTCTATGCTATCCCAGACGGTGACTCTCATTGAGCCGTCTTGCAATGAAGCACGAGTATCAAAGCAGTATACAAACTTAGTTGTAGGGAGCGTTAACAAGTAGATAGCGTCACGCTCGTAATAAATACTTTTAATCTTAGTTAAGTCTGTTTCAGAGGCTACAGCAGAGATTAACTCATCACGAACATTCTTAGAAATATCACGCATTGGCATGGACTTCTCTTGGACTACTCGCTGTAAACTACGAACTCCTGAGTCAGATAAGAACAACACATCTGTTGCAATGTTCTGTACGGAATCTCTAGCAATACATCCTACGTTATAGATAACCTCAACAAGAAGCAACGCTCCTGTGTCTAGAGGATTAGCATAGATTGCTATGTTCTTACGACCAAAGAATATAATATATCCGTTATGTGCTGCTGCAGCGACTACAGGATCACCGTTAGGTAATACTTCTTGTAGGTTTAAATATCCAGCAGAACCATTTAAGAAATCTGTACCAGCTAGTAAGTCGCTGAAATAGACAGTTTGAGTGTCTCCTGAGATACCACCACACCATATTCTACCGTAAGCTGAGAGTACCCAGCTAGGCATAAATGTTGCTGTGCTATGATTAGAAGGTAACTTAGCGTCATCTCCTACACGCTGGTAGCCAAATGTACCGCTATCGTGCGAACTAAAAGGATTACCAGAAATAGGTAACTCATGATACACTAACATAGGGTGTGCTGCTTGTGCTAAATACACATGAGGCTGGAAGTCTGTAACATCTCCATAAGACATGGCAGCACCCTGCCAGTTATTACCTGTAATAGTATAAGTAGCGTTACCGCTGTTAGTAGTGTTGCGCACTGTCTTAGTAGTCATCGTAGTAGTTCCGACAAATAACTGATTATTACCAGCACTTAACACTTGATTACTACCACCATCTACTAATTCAAATATAAACTCTACTGCATTACCTGCGCCTAAGTCTGTATTGACTGTAGTGTTTACTGGTGTCCATCCACGCCTTGCACCGATACGACCATACTTATCGATCACACAGTTCTGTGCTTTTAGTGCATAGCCAGAAGACAAAGTAATACTAGACTCTTGAAGATTGAGTCCGTAAAAGCCCGGTGCAGCTATAGACGATGTTAGTAACTTGCCAGCCATTAGACCCAGTTCCACTGAGATTCTTCAATATAGCGATTGGATTCTAATGAAATAGCATCCCCTAAACTTTGGCGATACAATACATAAGTCTCACTAGACTGTACTCCACCGTCTTCTCCACGCTCTGCTTGCGCCCTAGCCAATGCTCCTAAGATAACTGGCTCATCAGGAACTAGAAGTGTATCAGCGTTAACTGCTAAAGGTACTTGTGGCTTAATAATGTTAAAGCGAAGGTTATAAGCACCGTTAGGGATTGGAAACAGATCAACCTGAGTATCTCCGTTAGCGTTCGTACCATTAAAGTTATAGTACATTGGACTACCCTTTTGTGGGGTCGTCAACAAGAACTGCTGATCCATCCAAATCGTGGAAGCATTCTCAACAAAGAAGTTATCGGTATCGTTAAGAACATCAATAACCCGAAAGCGTTGTCCAGAACCTGTTAATACATAGTTAAATACATCGGCTGTTGTTGTGGCAGACAGTGTCTCTGATAAAGCATTCCAGTTATAGGAATCCTCAACCTGACGCTTAGAATCATTAACATAACGAGCAATGAGCTTAACATAGGCGTTATCTGACACCGAAGAAGCCTCTGGCTCTCGCAGACGAATAAGTACGTCATTAACAAGTTGAATATAGTTCATTGAAGCCATGTGCTATCCTATCATAGTTTGATGGGTTTGTCAAGTAAAATCTTAACAATCCCACTTCTTTAATGCTAAGGCTTTACGAGTAGGTCTGCCTTTCTCGTCCTTCATCGGACCTTTAACGCCTTCCATCCTTGCACAGAAGCTCTTACGTCTTCCAGCCGCTTTAGGGGACTTTGCAGCCTGTTTAGCGGAAACTGGGGGCTTGAGGTCAGCCCCTTCAGTTCGCTTAAAATAAGCCCTTCCTTTGGCGTTTAAACCACCTTTTGGGTCTTGATATACCTTCTTTACCATTATTTCTTCTTCTTAGCTGTTTTAGCAGACTCTTTAAAGTCCTGCGCCGAAGGTGCGCCTTTGCTGCCTACCTTACGCATCTTCTCGCCGGAACCCGCCTTGATACGACGGCGTTTAGCGGCGATATTGGCATACAAACCCGGTTTAGTAGCCACGGATCATTCCCATCTTCTTAGCTGGTTTAGCTTTAGGAGTAGTCATCTTCATGCCTGTTTTCTGAGCATATGACTTAGCTTGCTTCTTACCCTTAGTTGTATAGGGGAACTTCTTGTCTTTGACCATTGGCATATTATTTCCTTTTCTTTGGTTTAGCTACTTTAGCGGTTGATAATGCGATTGCGACTGCTTGCTTCTGTGGTCTTCCTTCTTTAACCATCTTAGAAATGTTCTTACTGATTGTCTTCTGAGACTTACCTTTAGCGAGTGGCATAATTATCCTTATGCAAAGTTTTGTACGGTACTGCGTTGCTCTAAATCAAAGGATGCTACAACTGTCATGGTTGAACCTGTTTCAGATATAGCACGAAGTTCGTCTTCTTCATCCATTACAAAAGAAAAAGTACTATCAATCACAGCAGAAGTTTTTGCAGATATAGTTCTCTCATGTACTATTTCAATGCTAACATTAGCACTTTTATCGTACCAATAGATAGAAATATGTTTATTCCCAGTACCTCTATTAGTCATTAAAATATCATGAGCAACAGCCATGTTCCTAGTTGGAACAGTAAACATTGTTGTCAATGTATTAGCAGTAAGATTCTTGCCTACGGAATGTGGTCTACTCATTTAAGTACCAGAGTTAATAAAGTTATAATAATGAACCCAGCAGTGCCTATAAGAATCTGTTCTAGTCTCTTTAGTCTAGCGTGAATCTGTTCGTAGCGAACTTTACAGACTTCTTCATGGCTTAGGAGTTTTAATTCAGCTTCTGTCATTTTGTTTCTACCCAAGAAAGAGTTTCTTCATTCCAAAGATATGCTTTGCCATCTTGTGGATAGGGTGTTGGGGATTCCCACAACCATGTAGATTGATTTAATGTCCAAGATTGATAAGGTTGTGGAGCATAAAATACATCGTTTACATGGTCGTAATTAAAGCCTATTCCAGCATAATTACCACGAATCGGAGTAGCACCTTGATTGTGCTGATTTCCGTGTGTGTTATATGAAGTCTGTAACCAAGTTCCCGCACTTGTATCTACAAATGTTTCAAAAAACTCAGTATCAGCCACAATGACTTGTGTAACTTTACCATCAACTACTTTTGCAAAATGTCCCATGTTTTTTATTTAACCTGTATATGTGCCAGATGCGGCAAATGTAAGAATAGTGTTTGAGCCTGATGTTGTTATTGTTGGGCTTCCTGTAGTTGTTCCAGAATAGTATGTTGTTGGAATAGAAAGAATAACTACACCATCCCCACCATTTCCACCGTTTCTTTCATTACCGCTTGGTTGATTCCTTCCACCACCGCCACCAGCACCTGAGTTTACTGTTCCTGCAACTGCTAGTACACCACTAGATGCACCGGCTCCGCCGCCTCCTGTGCCACCTGCCCCAGCTCCGGGACCAGATCTATCAATTGTTGTATCTCCACCGCCACCTCCACCTGCTCTAGTCACAGACGAACCTGTAATGGAAGATGCCTTACCAGCACCACCAGTTGAAGCCGTTGGTCCTGAACCAACCGCATCAGCACCGCCTCCACCTCCAGTAGAACGAGGATTATCTGTACCACTATAAGCAGAGCCACCAGCATTGCCTTGACCAGAAGTTCCTGCTCCTCCTGTCGGACTAGCACCAGTAAAATTCAGTCCTGCACCACCGCCTGAGCCGCCAGAAATACCACTAACACCTGCACCGCCTCCACCGCCACCGCCTGTAGCAGTTACTGAACCAAATACGGAGTTAGTACCATTACTTCCACTTGAAGAAGTAGCTCCTGTGCCACCAGCTCCCACAGTAATCGTATACTGTGTTGCTTTTGTAACTGTTGTGCTTGATTCTAAATAACCACCTGCACCGCCGCCTCCACCGCCAGCAAATCCACCACCACCTCCACCTGCAATTACTAAATAAGAAACGCTATAGTTAGCATATTGGTCGCCAATAGCAGCCCAAGCTGTGCCGTTATAAACTTCAACCACATTTAATGTGGTGTTATATCCCATTTGTCCAGTAGAAGGAGAAGCTGGTCTATTAGCAGTAGTCCAAGAAGCATTTGTTAGACCATTAGTACCATCAATAATAATGGGCATTATTTCACCTCAATTTGTTTTAACTGCTCAAGCGTGGTGGCTTGGTCAGCTAGTTTAGTAACATCTCTGAGTCTTTGCTTCTCAGCTACGATAGCAGTCGTATCAGCACCCGACTCTAACGCTCTCTGAAACGCTACATCTTGGGCTTGCAATAAAGGTGTACGCTCTGCTCTTAGGCGTTCTTTAGTAATCGCCTTAGCTTTGGTTATATTGATGGTGATACTCATGCTGTGTACTCCCATGCGTTACGGAATGTGCGGTCTGTAGGGATGTCAGCAACATCTACAATCTTGTAAGGTTTACCTTGAGGAATATCTTTCATGGCTAACTCAATAGATACGGCTGGAACAATAATAGCAACACCGCCATCGTCATTAGGGTAGATTATTCTTTGGTTCATACTTAGTCCTTTTAACGGAATATTGCAACATTTATATATGAATTATCAAAGCCAGCACCACTACTTAGTACCCAACAGGCAACACGCAAAGCAGAACTTGTTGGGGCTATGTTGTTGTTAATAACTGGCGAAAAGTTAATAGCCATTCCTTGAGGGCTGCTTGAGTTTGTTGAATCAGAATTAGCTACGGCAGTATAGTTAGCATCAGGCATTGCGGGAAAGTTAACTGTGTAATCGCCTGTACCATTATCTGTAATGCTGGTCACATTCCCACTAGCACGAATAGCTACAGTACCAGTACCATTAAAGTTTACCCATGCACGACAGCCGTAAGCAGTAGCTACTGAGCCGTAACCTGAGTTAAATTTAAAGTTTGCAGAAGAATCAAACTGACCACAAGCAGTACCGCCTTCAGCAAAGTCTATAGTATCTGCGGCTGAGAAGAAGATACCTGTGTTGGTATCGCCTGTGGTAGTGATTGCTGGAAGTGCTGCTGTACCAGCTACAAAAGCTACTCTTTGGTTAGTATCAATCGTTACCGCAGTCGTAGAGCCATTACTGGCTAACTGAAGTACTCCTGATGTATCGCCAGATAGGTTTAGTGAAGTTCCGCTGGTAGTTCCAGCCGATATAATTGATGCCATTATGACACTCCTAACTGTTTTAACTGCTCAAGCGTGGTGGCTTGGTCAGCTAGTTTGGTAATATCTCTTAGCCGTTGTTTTTCAGCTACGATTGCTGTGGTGTCTGCACCGCTTTCTAATGCTCGTTGAAATGCTACATCTTGAGCTTCTAACAAAGGTTTACGCTCTGCTCTTAGGCGGTCTTTAGTGATAGCTTTGGCTTTGTCAAAATTGACTGTTACAGTCGTGTCATTAAGTTCCCATGCATTAAAAAAATCGTTGTTAGGCAATGTATCGCTGTCAACAATAATTGCACCTTCAGGGCAATCTTTTGCTAATACTTGTTCAATATGTAATTCGCCAGTAGGAACGCAAACTGATACACCGCCATTTTCGTTTGTATAAATAATTACATGAGCCATGATTTATCCTTATGAACCGTGAACTGCACAAAAAGCATAGGAAGCATCTGCTGTTGCAGCATTAGTACATATTTGATTTACTAAACGAAATGCAGAAGTTGTTGGTGCTGTACTAAATTTTCTAGTTAAAATTCTTGATTCTTCTGCCATTGTTGTAATTACATAATTAGCGTTTGGCATTGCAGTCGTAAAATTAATTGTATAGTCACCAGTAGTGTTGTATGTAATAGAACTAACATTAAAAGAGCCAACAATGGTTGGTGTTGCTGAACCAGTAAAGTTTACCCATGCTTTAGCAATACCAGTCATTCCGTTCTGTGTTGCAAGAACTCCGCTAGGTGCGTTTAAGGTGGTTACAGTTGCAGTCGGTATGGTGGCTGTTCCTGTAAATGTAGGGCTTGCAGTTAAAGCCACAGTTCCGCTTGTGGCTGGCAAGTCTAATACAGTAGTACCAGCAACGGCTGGTTCTTGTAATGTAACGCTACCTGAAGTGCTTCCTTGAAGTATGATGCTCATAATACTACCCACCTTTGTCCACTAGCGATTGTGACAGTAAAACCGCTATTGATTGTTATTGGACCAACTGATAAGCAGTTGTTTCCAGATGTTGTTGTAATGTTTTCAGCAATCGTAGTACTGTTATAAGCAATTGCTTTAGTAGCAGCAGAGCCAAAGTATTGACCACCAGCAACCGCAGCAGTAGTTACTGAAGTAAGTAAACCTTTAGCACTTACTGTGATAACTGGAATAGAAGAAGAACTTCCATAAGTATTAGCAGTGACACCAGAGTTATCTAAGGAGATTGCAGGAGTTGCACCACCAGAAGAAGAGATAGGTGATGTTCCTGTTACTGAAGTTACACCTGATGCAGGTAATGCAGAAGAAGTCCAGCTTGTTCCGTTGCCGATAATAGCATAGTTGTTTGTAGGAGTTAGCCCAGCAATTGTTGCTAAGTCAGCGTCATAGGCTTGAACATTAGTACCAATCGCTAAACCTAAATTAGTTCTAGCAGTACCAGCGTCTGTTGCACCTGTACCGCCATTAGCAAGTGGTAGAGTACCGCTAATGTCAGCAGTACTAATATCTAAAGCATCCCAAGAAGGATTAGTTCCGTCAGTTTTAAGATACTTACCTGCATTACCAGTTTGCGAAGGAGTAAAACTTGCAGCTAATGTTGCACTATTTGCAGCAGCAGTAGCAGAGTTTGCTGCTGAGGTAGCACTGTTAGCTGCGTTAGTCGCAGAAGTACTCGCTGAAGTCC